CAGCGTCAGTCAACGTTGAACGAGCAATTATCTGAATTACAGAAAGAGAAAGAAGCGAAAATTCAAGAGCTGTTGGATGATGGCGCTCCACCAGAAGCAACCGTTGGTATTTCTGAAGATTATGACAATAGAATGGCTGAAGCTATAGAGCTATCGGAGAAAAATTCTGTAGAAGAGACTTCAACAAGCGCTTTTGAAGAGTCTAGGGACTCAAAGTTAGTTGACCGTATAGAGTTGATTAATGACAAAACCGATGTATTAAGCTACTTAAACAACAATCAAAAATCAACACTTGTTGGTTACTTGCTTGATGTAGAAAAAGGAAACAAGACAAAGCCGGGTGAAGTAGAAAACTTGTTGGATGTTATCGATATGGTTCTTGATATACAAACAGAACTAGGTGACCGAAAAATTGACATCTACACTACAGAAGGCAACGCTGCTATCAATGGTATTATAAATCTAAGTTTAGATATGTACTCTGGAAGCCTTAGTGATAAGGTGGGTACACTTGCAACAACTACCGTCTTGATGCAGAATCTGTTTAAAGATTCTAAGGTGGGTAAGTCTTTTATTGATTTAAATAACGAAGCAGGTCGACTTACTGACGAAGCTAAACAAAAGGTTTCTAATATTAAAAAAGAGCACACTGATGCTTATGCTTTGTCTGCTGAGAACGATGAGGATTACAAGAACGCTAGTGCAAAAGAGCGTCGGGAAATGAGTGACCCTAATCACATCAATAACAGCTACGAGCAAATGCTTCTCAGTAATCTGCGTAGACTACGAGGTGAGATTAAAAATGGTCAAGACGTTGAGTTTACAAGAAACAAAAGTCTTATACTTCAGGAATTAGATATAAGACGTTCTAATTACGAAGCTGATAAAAATAAAAAACCTTCTGACCGTAATCCTAAATACGAGGCGCAGTATTTATCATTTAAAGCTATTGTAGATAAACTAAATATTGCGGAAGCTAATTCTTATGAGGATGTTGCATCAAAAGCTTCTGGAAGAAATACAGAACTCATAGAGAAATTTGTTTCTATGCAGCCCAATGCTGAAGCAATGCAGTATCTAGAAAGATATGCGGATTTCGATGTTACAGAAATGGAGGTATACCTACCTTCTTTTTATCAATATGCTGATGGTCAAACCTATGTTGACCGTATTGGATATGAGGAAGAAGCTAACCCTTCAAGCACAGCTGGACAAACTAAAGACGCTACCCTTCCAGAAATTCTTTCTAACGATGAAAGTGGATTGAGTCTTCGCTTAGCACCCGGTAACTTCTTTAATCAGATGTACGGGTCATTACAGGGTCTTGAACTAGAGGTAAGCGCACGTGACCAATACCGTCAGATATCACAAATGATGGATATGCCTTTATTCCAACAGTTGTTTGAAGGTAATGTTATGAATGATAGGGGTGACATGCGTACCAGTGATGTGTACAATCGTTTTTCTAATGCATTCAAGATGCGAGAAAACATTTTTGAGAAGGACATCAAGAGTGCTCATTTAAACACTACAGATATTGGGGATATAGACCCTGCTGATGGGGTATGGTCTTCAGTAGTACAGGCTGCCTACAGTTCTGCAAGTGCCTTAGTTCTTACTGGTGTGACACAGAACATACGTCAGTATCAATCCGCGGTAAGTGGTGTAAGGCCATTACTCACTAGTAAAGAAGCTAAGAGCCATTTGAGTAGTAGTAACATAGCTTTTTACACTGGTACTGGACATGCGACTTCTGGTGTTGAAGGAAAAACGTGGACTGTACAACAGCTTAGAAAACTCATGGGTAGTAATGCCTATGCGTCAAATATATATGCTAAGTCGCGCACAGGCATGCGAAACTCTTTAGGTTCTGAGTTGATTACAAATCAAAACAGAAAAATGCCAATGTCTTACTACCTTAGAAACTTTGGTTTAGTAGATGTTGTAGAGGGGGATACAGAAGCTGAAATAGAAGCTAAAGAAAAAAAGACATACCAGAGATTTTACAATCGTGGTCTTATACCTGATTCTAAGAGTCCTGAACTATACACCATAAAACAAGCCATGGACTTGTTAAGTGCGTCCAATGAAGCAACCTTAGAATTAATGTTAGCCAATGGTGACCGTGCTGCTGCAAACGCAACTTTTGAGTCGTTATATATTGATTACCGAATTAAGCAGGGTGCTAAGTATGATGAGAATTTTTGGGAGAACGAAAACAAAAATCCAAATACAGAGGCAATAAATTATGCTGACCAGAAAATTGACGAGACACAGAAGCAAACCACCTCAACGTCTCAAGCTGGTTTATATGGTGACTACAGTACCCAGTTTAGTAACAACATAACAAAATTTGTTGTTCCGTTTGGTAGTTTTACCTTTAACACACGTTCTGCAATTTTAGCTAATCTTCAGAAGCTTAAAGACCCAATGCTTGACCCCGAACAGAAACAGCAATCACGCAGGTTTTTGGAAGGTAAAGTTCGAGAAATTGCATATTTCGAGGGATTAAAAGCTGTCGGAGTTGTTGGTATTTACCAAGGTGTTGCCGGTTTAGCTCGTCTTTTTGGAGCTATAGACGAGGATGATATAGAAAGATATGGTGGTGCTTCTGCATTGATTGGCAACAACTTATTGCCTATAGAAAATCGTGAACTTGCAGATTTAAGCATTGAAGCTATAAGAGAACTAGACCCAGATAAATCAAAATCCACTGAGGAATACAAAACGACTCTAACCATTGTTCAAAATAATCTACAACAAATAGAGTCTAATTCTAAAGACATTGGAGAGCTTCTAATGACGTATGAAAATAAGCTTAAGATTAGTCCATACAACATTAACATTGCAGAGAAGGTGGTTCAAGATTTATCAAAAATGATGAATCCATTACCAAGACCAGACTTAGCTGATGATATGGTAAAAGCTATGTGGAATTATGGTATGACTTCTTTAGAGATGGAGGATTTAAAGGTGACTGAGTTTCTAACACAGGACACCAAGAGCTTAATGACTAAAGATGGTTTGTACTCTTTTATTGGTAATAATGCTGGTATTTTAAGTATTCTAGGACAGGAATATGAGAATTTAAATCGTGCGATTAGCTTATCAAATGAGGGTATGATATACAAGCGGAATACCATGTCTGCTCAAGGTGTTACTGGAGTAGCTGTTACTTCGGCTTCTGAGCCGATAAGGGAAAGATTAGATGACGCTACTAATATGTTATTGTATTTACGATTAGTAGCAGCTATGGCTCCCGGTGTTCCAAAGCAAGATATAAATAAGGTTGCTGATAAAATGGAGCGTCAGCTCGAGGAAATCTATGATGCGGTCGGTACAGATAAGATGTCTTTTGACCCTAAAGACCCTAATATGAAAATCAAAGCTACCGAAGAAGAAAAAGAACAAGGTGTAGAACGAAGAAATCTTTTAGACCAATTCTAAAAACCAGCTTCTTTGAGCATACCAATTACCGCCTCGCAGTCTTTTTGATTGCGGGGCATGTATAATTGCGTGTCCCACCCTTTAAGGTGTATGTATCTCTTGAATAGTTTCCATACCAGAGGGAATCTTTCGTTTGGGTTACCCTTGCATTCTATTATATAACGAGGTGGATACTGAGCATCAATAAAATCTGGTGTGTATGATATGGGTAGAATTTTTTTATTACCTCTGTCGTGTAGATATTTTTTTGCAGTAGTCTTTTCAAATGATGACGATTCGAATCGAAAGTCGTCTATCAATATATACTTCTCACCTTCGTACTTAAAATCAACATTGTAGGCCTTTAGTAGTTTATACATATGGCTTTCTAACTTAGAGGCAAACTGAATACCATCTACTGTCGTCTTCTTACTGCGTGTAATCTGTCTCTTCTTCCTCATCTACATCTTCTAAGTATAAGTATTCTTCAAAGTCCATGTCGCTTAGCGTAATACCAGCTTCTACTTGGTCTCTAGCATATACAGCAAAATCAGCATATACCTTTTCCATACCACCTTTCATTTTAGCTTCGGCTATCACGGGAATATACTTCTTGTATTGATTTATACTTGACCAATACTGAAGTTCTTTTATTGATTGCTCTATTTCAATCGTGTGATATATAAACTGCACGGCTTGCTTTGCTTCCAGTTGGTACTCCTTCATAGTCTTATGAACCGCTCCATCTGGAAATCTCAATACCTCTACACTCTCACCTTCGTTTATTTGTATGTACACATACGAATCTGGTACGTACTTCTTTATATCGTGAGTCTTAATGAGTTCTTTGATTACTTCCAAGTCGTCATCGTTTGGCTCTCTGTTCACGAATATCTTTTTGCTTGGCTTCATATTCAAATTTAAAGAAAAACCCCCAGTAAATTACCGAGGGTTTTTACAATGAAAACAAATTGCAAGTAGGAAATACGTGCTATACATCAAATATACGGATTATAGTCTTCCCCCCACTCGTATGCTATAGAAATTAATAGTAAGTGAACTCTAAATGTGTAGTAATTCTCATTTTCTGTAGGATAGAAGACTTCATATCCTAGTACCACCCCCTCATGAGGCCAACGTAATGTGATTATAAACATTAGAATAAATGTGTTAACCTACATACTTGACCGTGTATAGGATGATGAATAAAACCTTCAACGGCTTTTGGGGCGTGCTGATAGCCCTTTCTGTGATGCCATGAGTCTGTGCCACTTGGACTACGTAAGGATTCAACAGTTACCCCTATATAGTCTTTAGAGGACTTGTGGTGTACGTGATGTGTATACAGATACCTATGTTTAGATAAAGACCATTCTGTTTTAGCCTCTACAGCCATTAATAATGGTAAGTCGTTTGCCTTAGCTCCATCACCATGTGTAGTTCCTATAAGGTTGTGACCGTACAGCATATACTTACGGTGTGATATAGATGTATCAAACGTGATGTTTTCATTGTTATTAAACCAAGTCTTAATTACATCTGCAAGAAAAAAACCATTTGTGTAATCGTGGTTTGATGGGTTGTACATTACGTGTACATCTGCTATAGTAACAAGCATTTCAATGACATCAACATATAGTTTCTTTGCTTTCAAGAAGTTCTCATACCACATCCCATCTGTGTCTTGGGGTGTTCCGGAAGTTGTGGTTCTTGTTGGGGTGTCTATATGTAGTATATCGTTACCTATAATGAGTGCTATTTTATCGATAGACCAACCTGCTGACTTGTTAAGTATACCCTGAACACCCTCAAGTACTCTTTTGACTGCGATTTCAGAGTTGTAATCCTCTCCACTTTCAAACGAGGTGGCTAACTTACCAATATGAACATCTGCGGGGTCTATTACGAGGAGGTGTGGTTCTTTGGGTTGTATTCTGTAAATGACAGGGTACACTGGTGCGTACTCTTTCATTTCACTAAACAAATCATCTGCAATGCTTTTGACTTGTACGACTTCAGGCCTTACTCTTACTGAGTATTCTTTTGTCTTATCCCAGTATTCTATTACTGAGTCAAAATCAATACCCCTAGCTTTAGCGTGAGTAGCTAAACCGCGATGTCTAAACTCACTTAATTCTTTTAGCTGTTCTTCGTTGAGGTATGTTCGGTATGGAACTGATGTATTTGGTGTTGCCTTTAAGTGAGAAACATCAATGCCCATATATGATGCTTCCTCTGCGGATATTCTTACTCTTCTTTTACTCATGGTCGCATAATCTTCTTGATTTCACGAACATCGTAAATAATAGAGTTTAGAGTGTTTTGTCCATCTTCAAAATCACCGTCAGCAATTTCTTCAAAAGCGTCGTTGAGCTTTTGATGTATATTATCAAAGGAATTTGTTAAAAAATTGAGGCGGCTTTCTGAGGACATTTAATCTAAGTACAATAAAAAATTCTTCCCCAGTAGAGGGTCGAACTTTGCTATAGCACGATAGATTGCACGTGATTTTTTCTTGACATCTTCTTGCTCTTTTTTTGTAGAGTCAATGCCTAGATAACAGTACATCTTGCTATCGTATTCTAGCAATTTGTTTTTCTTTTCTTTGTTCGTGTCTAACGAAGACATTACTTCGTCAATAAACTCGTTAATGTTATTCATTGATGTATTTAATTAAATTGGGTTTGAAGTACTCCGAGCCTTTCATGACTTTACCGTCAGTTCGGTACAAGGGCTTTCCGTTTTCTAACTTGCTCATGTTAGAACGGTGTACTTCGTTGTACATATCCTCAATAATATGTTGAATACCGTGGGCAACTACCATACCGTTTAAAACGTACAAGAGGTCTACGATTGCGTCGCACACCTCTATTAAATCATTGTTTTTACACGCCTCAAGGTACTCTGAGAGTTCTTCGGTCATAAGTTTATGACGTAAATTAAACTCAGATTCTGCTATTAGTGATGGCTCATTGTTTTTTATAAGACCAAAGGACTTATTGAAATCGAGCACATTAGCTATTTTGTTGTCCACTGCTTTTTGGATATTTGGCATTAATATCGAAATTATCTGGTATATCACCAAACAAATCATCAAATTTTTCTCGCACTTCAGTGATGTCAGAAAACTGTTTCGTTCCTGTATTAGACAAATGTACTAGCTCGTGTATTATACCTCTGTCAGAAAGTGTTACTATTTGGTCAAGTTTAAGTATAAAACTCATAAAGCAAGCGAAGTGTAATGCTTTTGGTAAATTTTCCATAAATTCTTCGTTGCTCATGATTGTGAACGATGTATAATGAAACCTTATCATGGACGGGTCGTAAACGTATTCTTTATTCTCTATTTTGTATCTGTTTTGCAATGGTTTCATATAGCTCTTTTATCTTATTGTCCATTTTATTTTGGTCTGTTTTCCACCTGTATATCTCAGTGCCAAGTTTTTTCTTGCCTTTGTAGTCTATTTCTATTTTCATAGAGTCATTTGATATCGGTACTCTATAAATAAAAACCCTTTCTTTAAAGCATATTCTTGTAGCATCTACAAAGCTCATGTAATCAGAATCTACATTTTTCATTATTCCATTTTGCGCCTAATGTATTTATAAAGTCAACCATCTTAGTGGGAATGGGCGCGTCATACCATGTTTTTTTTATGTAGTACTTTGTTACCAGGCATCTATTAAGCTTTATGCTTACAGCTCCTATTTCCTCATCAGTATACTCCACTTTTAACGCTATTCCGTGGTTTGTGTGCCAACTGTCAATTAACCGCTCTAATAAAATGCGCTGTCCTGTAGGTATTTCGTTACCAGCCTTCTTCGTTTCTATTAGAATTAGTATGTCGTTATCAAACTCTAAAACACAATCTATGTCTGTGGGGTGTATCTTACCGTTTTGTACACCTGTGAAATCAATAGACTTGACTACCTCTCTATGGTTTCGTATTAAGCTCATTAAAACGCGTCGTTTAGGTTAGCAAATTCACTTTCTAAAATCTTGGTCTGGGTATACGGGTTTTCTTCAGTTGAAATCCAGTTTTCATTATCCCATTTAGGTTGACCTGCTTCGATAGCTGTGTATCTTCCATTGTTCACATTGTAGTAAAAGTGCGTGTGGGCTTGGTTTTCTCCAAGGTTAGAGAACTTTACCTTAAGGACTTTAAGCTTCACTGTGCCCATCTCGTAATCTCTATGCACGAGTATACCGTGAGGTGACATATCGTAGAACTCACCACCTCCCTTGACATCATAGAATGTAGGCTCAAGTAGTTTTCCTTTGTCGTTTTGAGGTTTGGTTGGGTGTGCTATGAGTAAAATAAGTACATCGTTCTTCTTACAGAAATTATCAATCTTGTTGAGGTATTGATTGGTGTAATCATTGATAGACATATTGATGTTCTCCTTGTCCTTAACCTTGTTGTATGGGTCAATTACCAAGCATCTTATACCCATTCTTTTTACCAATTCCTGTCCTTTTGCTAATACTTTATCTAAGTCGTAGCCATCCTCAAAGTCCATAAAGAAGAAGTTTTGGTCAATGTGGTTTACACATTTTCTCCAATGTTCCTTCTTAGTTTCTTCGTACTTAGGTGTCTTTCCATAAAGCTTTCTTATCAGTTTATCTACGTGTAGGTACTGAGGGAAGTTCTCAACTGACGCGTAGGCTGTTTTCCAACCATACATCATATTGTACCCTATTGTCATTTGGTCAACCCAATCACTCTTTCCGCTGGATGGGAAACCTGTCACTACAATAAACTGCTTAGTGTATGTAGAGAATATATTATCAAAGTCTGTGATGCCAATCTTGTATCCATTTTGAATACCGTTTTTGTAGAAGTCATCTAGTTGAGACTCCATATCAGAAACCCGTATAACATTATCGATTGGGCATGGTGATGCAGTTGTAATAACCTGTGCTAACCCTTCCTTACCGTACTTAATTAGATAATCATTAGCATCCTTACAATCCTTTAGGTCACATAGGTAGACTTTATCAGAACCGAATCTACGAATCAATTCTTTCTGACCGTTTTCACCAGCCTCGTCATTGTCTACGGCAAGGTATATGCGCTCTTTGTCTTCAAAGTAATGGTAGAAATCAGTTAGATAGTCTAGATTGATTTGACCTGTAGCATTGAATCCATTAGGTACACTTACTACATTGGTAACTCCGGCCTCGTGGAAAGACATCGCATCAACTTCTCCCTCTACGATTACACAAGTGTCCTTTCCAGCTATAGAATTTATATTGTAAAAGGTTTTTTGCGCTCCTTTGTACATCTTGAAGTTCTTGCGAGCATCACGATACTTTATGTTTATAATCTCCTCTCCTACGTAGTAGTTGAACATAATTACATTGACCTCTTCACCGACTTGTGGCATGAACTCCATACCATTGGTTACACCAAATGTATTTAGTGTCTCGTTTGATATACCTCTTTTTAAAAAGTACTCTGACACTTGTGATAGGACTTCTTTCTTTTCTTTTCTTGGTGGCATCGCGTACGATACACCTGTAGATGCCTTTGTGTAGGTGTGTAGTTGTACAACTTCTCCGCAGTGTTGACACGTTCCAAGTCCACGCTCCCAATCGAGCATTAGACATTTTTGAGTTTTCTTCTTGCGGTTGTGAGAGCACTTAGGACAAGTTGATAGTTTAGCCTTAGTGTCGATGTTGTAGATGTTAAATTCATCTACTTCGAATCCATTTATCTCCATTAAATTAGCGTTTGAAAGTCAAAACCGGGCTTGTCAAAAGCAGCTTTGTCTCGTTCGTATTCCTCTTTGTTTCCTGTTTTCATTGCTTGACCCTTCCACTTCCATTGATAATTACCAAATGACTGGTTAGAGTCTTCGAGGTTGTATTTTATCCAATTTACAAAATGTGTTTTGAAATCCCTCGCAGTTCGTTTGTTGTCTTGTGTTATGTTTAGGTGAT